TTCTGCGAACTACACTAGCACCACCAAAGCCTTTTGTATTTGGTTTAGGTCCTTTGGTTTGTTTGTTGTTATTGAATGGGTTAGCATTCTTTTTTGCTGTATTAGCCATATTAATAAATGGATTTTTACTTTTCTTTTCTTCAGTCATTTTTTCACCTTTATTGAATTTAAGTATTCTTGTAGACTTCCGTATAGGTTCATCAACATAGAAATTTTGCTATCATATAATCTGATATAAAATGTTTTTGACTTGTCCTTTTTATTTACGCCAAGGTAATAAGGACAACTAATTTTTTTGTTTAGTTCAAGTACAAAGTTGTGATAACTTTGTCCTTCTTGTTTGAATTCATGGTCATAGAATTCAATATCTGCCAATTGAAATGCGGAGACGCCTTCGTCTGTTAAACGAAGGCCGTCTTGTCTGCCTGTGAACCACCATTTAAATATTACATCGTCAATGGGTAGTTCGTGGTAAATTCTATGTGACTTAGGAATCTCAGCCAGTATTGCTTCGGTAATTTTTTGTTTTACTGTTTTACGAACGGTCATCGGGGTATACAGTTCTACCCGAGTTCATAAAGACAACCGTAAACTTGTCTGTTTTGAATTGTGCATTAAGTTTACGGCAAAGATTTCTTGCATGACCCGGATTGCTGAAACTGGTCTTTTTATATTTTGGTGCCGCTTCGTTGGCTAGATAATGCTGGCTCTTTAGGTTAATAGGCTGGTCATCATAGAACACGGCCCAAATGCCACTAGCCTCTACGATCTGGTCGCATTTGTATGTGGCTTTATCCACATGTTCTAAAATAATTTTTGGTTGTGTTCTACTCACTTAAATGATCCGCCTTTAATTTGAATATCTATAACTGGTTCAGGTTTAGATTTTTCCTTTTCATACAAATCAGACAGTAATTTAGCAATGTCATCACGTAGACCTCTTGCTTCATCTATTGGAATAACAATGTCTTTGGTCTTTTTACTCTCCGCTACTGACATTTTATCCAAGAAACGTCTTACATGTATCATAAGATATTTATCTGATTTTTTGCTTCATCCTCAGTTTTATAGGGTCCTCTATACGGGTAACGCTGGATAAAGATGTATTTTGGACAAAAACTGACTTGTTCCGTACCATTTTGGTTCAAAATGTACCATCCGGCTGCATGATAACATTTACTCTTTTTAGACTTGGTAAATAGATGCAGTTTTCGCTTAATGTCGAAAATGCTATTATATGTCTTTGAAGTAGTAGGAAACTCTGGGTAGGGCAATTCAGCCTTAGTCTTATTAGACTTCATGGGCTGAAAACGTATGTTTACCCTACGCTGAATATCCTGAGTATTGTTAAAATGTGTCAAGTTTCCGTTAAGTTTAACTTCGTATCCTGACCCATCTGCAATAACATTTCCTACTTTTCTGTCTCCGTCTGTTACGACCCAATATTGATTCTTAATGATTGGTTTAGCAATTAATGTAGTTGACATTTGCCCTCCGTTGTTTATTTAGTGTCATTTTCTTTGGTAAGTTCGGCTACCAACAGAAAATGGTCAAATGCTTTTTTGACTGCTGGATTGGTCATAAGTTTTTCAGCCTCTTGCGTCAAAGCCCTGACCGCAGCCTCAGCCGCATCCCTAGAAGCCGGACGAATAAGTGGATAATCATCCTGCTTGAAACTCTCAGCAAGTTCACGCCACAGTTTTTGTTGATGCTCTGTGATAGGTTGTTTTTGCGGTTTAAGGTCTAGTGCCTTTCTAATAGCATCAGACACCGCATCCTCGGCTACCCGACCAGCGGCAATCATGGCCGCATAGTTAGGGTCAATGTTATAGTGAGTAGACTTGCCACCGGGATAACTCATAACAAGATGAGTACCCTTTGTAAAGGAATCTAGGAAGTCGCTGTCATATTCACTGACAGGCTTGTACCGTCGTCCTACTTTTTCATAATAAATCTTTTTCATTTCTTTAACAGTTTGAACAAATCGTGTTTATGTTTTGGTGACCAGTATTTTCCTTCTTTACCGCAATCCCCAGAATATCCTCGTTCCGAATAGCAATTCTTATAATCTGCCGGCAACGTGGTACCGCCGGTCACTGGATTAAAGTCTACTACACTTTTCTTACCTGTTCTCTTGCACTTATACCATTGCTGTCCGGGAGTTAACAGTTTGCTAGGATAATCATACCAAGGAATGAATGCATGGGTGCAATCCTTACATAACAGATTGTTATCATTCATTCTTGAAATGCCTCCCAAAACAATTCATTATCCTTGACATTTGCTATGGGTTTAAGCCAACCTCTATCAATACAATCTAGTAAAATTGATTTATATTCCCTAGGACATTTATCACTAATTTCAAACCCTGCTCTAGGTGCCATAACTAATCCATCGATAATATGAAACTTTGGGTCACCTGATTTAATGGTTCGAATAGATGTTTGGGTAACCTTAAACATGTGCTAACTCACCTATATAAGGATTGTTCAACCACTTAGCATAAGTATCAGCCTGCTCACTAACCTTGTTGAGTTCATACTTACCGCAAAACTTCATGAAGTGAACACCAACTTGCGGCGTAGTAGTTGTACGCACCCCGTTACGAATAGCATCATCTACCTTAACTTTAACGTCATCGGGTTGAGCAGTCAAGTCAATCAATGTACGGTTGCGCTCATAATCATCACGAACACGGCGCTCAACACCGTCATGATCAACCCAACGTTGCAACATCATGTTGTTCCAGTTAAAGCCTTGCTTAGTACGGTCAGCAAAGGCTTCGACAAGACCAACCTTGTTCTTGCTACCTTTCTCACGCACACCCGGGTAAGCACTGAACACATTGTCAGTTGCATCACCACGCATACATTTTTTGAATAGCAAGTACTGTGGGTCCTCAAGTAGTTTATGTTCCTTAGTCTTTTTGTCAACTACAGGCTTACCGTTATCTTTGAAATATCCCTGTAGTGTAATGAGTTCGTTGGAGACTCCGTTATACTGGAACACATTTTCAGCAATAAGCTGAACGTAATCAGTATCAGAACTAATAATGTAATGCGTGTCATTTGGATGTAGATGTATAAAACGTGCAATTAAATCGTCTGCCTCAGCGTTGGGTTCACGTAATACAGACACATTAGTTTTCTCACGCAAAAATGTTGTAAACATTTCATACGTTTCCCAAAACATTTTGTTTTCTTCGATCTCTGCCTCAGTCATAGCAGATTCATCAAGTTTGCGATTAGCCTTGTACGGCTTATAGAAATCTTTACGCCAACTGCGCCCCTCAAGACAGAACACAACGTGATCAATCTTATGGTTACGCACAATCTGATTGACACTGGCAAGTGTCAGATGCAATGCCATACCAATCTTTTCCCATGTATCACTATTGCGACTGGCAACGTGACGGGCACGGAAGAAAGTATTAGCAGTATCGATAAGTGCGTAATTCATGTAAACTCGCTGGTAAGTTGATAATATACGTATATTATATGCAAAATAGTATTTTAAATCAACACATTTTGGGTAAATTTTTACCCATTTATCTGATTCTATAGATGAGGTGCATGTTCCTTTGTTCCTTCATCAAGTTATAATTATGGTCTACTATAGGTTGCAGTTTGGCTTGCCAATCTAAAAACTCACTATCCGTTTTGGAACATAGTCGTTCCAATTCATTACATATGGCTTGAAGTCGTTCTTCATCATTTTCTATGTCATCGTACCTTTCATTAATGTATGGATGAAACGTCTTATACCCGGCACGTTGTAATACTTTTAGTGATCCGGTGTAGCCTGCTAATATGAATGGCAACTTAGTAGCAATAAATTTATAAATTTTTTCTGTGAATAGGTAACAATCTAACGACACGCCACTTAATGAAGGATTCGTAAGATAGATGTTGCCTGGATCTTTGTCGTGAAAGAATTTACTTTCAGTTACAATACCAAAATAACTATCCTCATAAAAATGTGTGCTATCTACTTTGTTCATTGTAGATATGACTTCATTGTAGTTCAGATTTTCTAAATCTAAATTTAATGGAAACAGTTGCCAATTATCTTCTAATATCTTTTGTGTCTCTAGGTATGTATTTGGTAGATAGTGGTGTAGTCCTTTGATAACTGAATCAGTGTCAAAATCTAAATTTACTGTTTTGCTGTTTAGATAACAAGACACATATCCTTTATCTAGCAGTCCTCTTTTTATAATTTGTGCTACGATATGTAATCGTTCCCATTTAGTGTGCCTATTAAGTGATAAAAACTTTTTGCTTTTTACCTTAGGTTCGTTGTTTATAGTTCCCGAATTAGGATTCCAATGTATATAATTATTTGCAGAGGTAACTTCTAAGTTGTTTTTAAATAGGCAGTTTATTTCTACCCAATTAAATCTATTACAATGATACTTGTAAAACGTTACATTTGCAGGATCTGGTGCACAGCCTAAAGCCAAATAAAGATTTCTAGGATGGTATTTGGTATTATCTATTTCAGTTAATTCTAAAATGATTTTATTACATACATCAATTTGATGATATGTTACACCTTCGCTTGTTATGTCAAAGCAAACTTTATTTTTATCATTGTTAACACAATGCGAATGTATGTGTTTAGCAATCTCTATTGCATTTTCTTTAGTAATCGTTGTAAACTTGTTTGTGTTTACAACAGTAGTATCTACACCCAAAGACTTATATAAATCGCTATTAGGATTTTCATCTAATGGGGGTAATGGTATCATTTATGTACTTTGAAATAGTGTTGTATAGTGTTCTACGTTTATATTACACTCTTTAAACGCTCTATTATTAGTTGGATCTTTATAATTAAGAATGGGCAAACAAAGATTTTTTCGTTTATACTGTTTGGATAATTCTCCTTCTACCCATTCAGTAATATCACGTTCTGTTCTAATAAAGTTTTTAACTTTACTGGTTCGACTATCTAAGTTCCAAACACCGACACACCAATATTTTCTATCATTTAGATAGTTCGGAAGATTTCCTCTTTTAATTTCTTTTTGTATATTTAAGAAAAAATCAATGCCATGGCTACTATCGGGTTTTTCATATCCCCATCCATCACCCCAAGATAATTGTCTACCCAATCTTTCACCTACAGCCTTTTCAGTATTTTCACCTGGTTCTGGGCAACTTTGACCAATCTTTAAAAACTCATATTCTAAGAAATTTTTTCTATACATAATGGCATAGGCATACATTTTACTAATACCATTATTTCTAAGTATTTGATAAACCTCTTTGTGATGTTGCATACTACCCACATCAAAATAAAAATCAGGCTTATCTAAGTAAATGTCATTAAACATTAACTAACCTCTGATCTACCGTTACCAATATCTTTGCTTTGAATTACTCTTACATCACTACGTTTACTAGGATCAGCATCCTCTTGTTCATAGACTTCTAATGCAACATTACGACAAACAGTTTGAAACCAACGATCCACGATTTCAGCATCAGTGTCAGTTGACTTGATTTTATATCCTGCCTTAGTAAGATTGATTACAAATTTATCGTTCCAATCTAGTTCGAATGCACCGCTGTTAATATTATTTGGATCAATATCAACTTTCAATATAGCGATATACGGTTCATTGTTAGCAGTAGCCTGTTCCTTGCTAGATAATACTACTTCCTTTTTCTTGCGTGGTTGTTTAGGTTTCTTTTCAACCTTAGGTTTTTCTACCGGCTTAGCAAAAGCAGGATCATTCTCTCCACTCAACCATTTCTTTAATTTATCAAACATATTTTATCCTCGTGACTTGTATCTATCATACAATGCAAAACTGGCTAGATTTTTAGCCTTACTCTCGCACATTATATCAGCCCATGCATTGTGTGTCAATGCCCAATCATTACATGCATTGTTCCAATAGTAGTCACTATGGGCACGTAGTTTCTGTTTATTATGACCACTCTCTATCAACGGAACAAGAGAGGGGCGTTCGTGTCGGGAATGGCTTGTAAGTACATCTTCCCTAGATACGGAGTAGTGTATAGCAGGACGCACACCGCGCCAACTATCAATAACCTTTTTAACACGGTCGTCATTTGCTTCAATGTATTCTCCAGTTTTAATCCAATTGTGATGAATGTCGAGTACGATAGGAACAAGATCAGCCAACTCTAAGCACGAATCGAGACCCCACGACATTTCTTCGTTTTCGATTGTGAGTCCATTTCTTGCTTCGGGGCTGAGTCTGTTGTAGGCCCGCCTGATGCCTTCGGGGCCGGCTCGACCCGAGATGTGGACATTGATTTTAATGTCCTGAAACGATTTACCATATCCCATGAAACGGGCCATATCTGCATGGTACTCAAACTCCTCTATACTCTTATTTACTACCTCAGGACGATCACTTGCAAGTACCACAAACTGATCGGGGTGAAACGAAACACGAACATCATTAGCACGTGCAGTCTCACCTATAGGAGCCATCCAACGTTCAAGTGAGTTTTGAACATCGGTGCTATGCCAAAAGTCTTTGTACTCGTCCATAGTATAGAACGAAAACATGTCGCTAGTAAGACGCAACATACGTAGCCCGCGCGGCAACTCTGCGACTTTCTTAACAAGTGCATGAGTATTAAGAATGTTACGTTTTGCTACATCAATAAGTTTGTCCTCGACAATTTGCCGTGACTTTTGACGTTTGGCCCATGCGTGAGTAGTGCCACCTGTATTGAGGCCCTCAGTGCTGGCAATCTCGCCCTTCTTATTGATTTCTGCCCATTTGCAAGCAAAACCAATGCGTTGTACAGACATGTCGAAAGTGTGCATAGTAAACCAAAGTTGATAAATATATAATCAAGTGTACAATATATATGTAGTTATTGTCAACCTATTTGGAACCCAAAGTCATGAATATAATAGAATTAATGGAAGGCGTTGAGCCAAAATTACCCGGTGCACCCAAAGGCATCAAAATTATGACCCCTCAGCAGTTTGTAGCCAATGCAGGCGACGAAGAGGTCGATGAGGGCAGAAAAAAGAAAAGAAGAAGCCCATCTAGAATTTATGGTTATTTTGGATATGCTGGCGATAATAGCGCCGAAGGTGGAGATGGCGGTGGCGGTGGAGTAGAAGAAGCAACTAAACTTGCCGCACCAACTAGACCAATCGGTGACCCAGAGTTGACAGACTATTTGGATCGTATTCGTAATAGAGAAAAGAAGAAAACTGACAAGTACAAACTTCCATATATCCATCGTAGTAGCGTAGTAAGTTACTATAACGAAGAGGGTAAAAAGTACAACACTGATGCTATCAAACAAGCATTAGCCGAAAGACCAAAAGCACTTCTTAAAAAGAATGAGAAGATGAAACATAGTGACGGTGAAGAGGAACAGTTTTTTAACGTTGGTTTCGCCGCACTAGTTGGTATAGCATTAGATGAGAATACAAACGAATTGATTATCGTTAATACTTGCCCAGGTGCAGGTAGTTGTAAAGTAGATTGCTTTGCTATGAAGGGCGGTAAGGTACAATTCCAAGGTCCATGGTTAAGTGATGGTAGAATTCTTACATATCTATTAAATGACCCTGAAGGATTCTTTAATCAACTGAAAACAGAAATCAGTAAAGAAGAAGCAAAAGGTAGAAAAGGCGGTTACAAAGTAAGTATTCGTTGGCACGATGCTGGCGACTTCTTTAGCCCAGAGTATGCAAGTATGGCATTTAAGTTAGCAGACTCATTACCAAACGTTGACTTCTATGCATATACCAAAGTTGCTGACGTAGCATTGGGTAATAAGCCAAAGAACTTTATGATTAACTGGAGTGAAGGAGCAAGTAGTTCACAAGAGAAAAAAGTAAAGGGTGCTGATAGTGACTTATCAAAGACAAAGAACAGTAGAATTGTTCCTAGCGAATTGTTCTATGATTTGTTAGTAAAGGACGAAAAAAAGAACTTAGTTAAGGGTGCAGAAGGCCAATGGCAAGTCATACCTGACAAGTTACCTGAACTAAAACAAAGATTGGCAAAAGAATATGGACTTAGTGCTAACAGCATACTAAGTTATAGTGAATGGGAAAGTAAAGCAAAGGGTAAAGATAAGTCACCATTGAAGTACAATGTTATCATTGCCCCCGGTGAGCCTGATTTAACTGCTAAAGATGCAGGTGTACTTAGCACATTATTATTGAAACACTAATGAGAGCCGTAGAATTTCTTAAAGAGTCTGAAGTTGATGAAATGGCATTAGCCAAATATCAACCAATGGGTGACTTTACTAAGCCAGGACCATTTAGGGGAGTAGATAAGAAATTAGTGCCTCATCCTAAAAATCAGTTGAAGGCGCAAAAGTTCTTTGAAAAGACGCCATACGATTTTAGATTGTTCTTTAGTAATATATCAGGTACGGGTCGCTATAGTGAATATGGTCCTATGGATCCAAAGACAGTAGAAATCATATTCGGTGATGCCGCTAAAGATATTATAGATGGACATGATGATGCTATTACTGTAGTATTCGTAGGTAATAAAGGTGATAGCAAAGTTATGTTAACACCTTGGATGATGGCACATCGTTTTGGTCATGCTATACAAGCAGGATCACGTGGTAAGAGTCAATGGAGTGCTTGGACAGAAGCCGAAAATCATTTTTTCAATGCAGTTAACAATCTATTAAATGAATATTACGGTAAGATCGGTAAGCCAGGTGGCAATTTAAAATGGGAACTTACACCAGAATACAATGCACTGTTCAATGCTATCGGCACACAACGTAGTAGCCGCAGTAATGAAATTAGAAGACCTTACGAATTTCTTTATGAATTATTCGCACAGTATTTAGGTACAGGTCAAGTCACACTAAATGCATTTCCTACTAACTTAGGTTATGGTCGTAAAGCATGGGGAACTCCCACACGATATATGAATATCAAGCCTGAGTTTAGTGATGAAAACGAAAGAAAGAATGCCGCCGAAGTACTAGCACGTGATATGGAAATGATGTTTGATGATGTACTAAGCAGTAGTGTCGGCAAAATATTCGTTATGTAACTTTAAGTAGTTCATTAAACGAATACAAGTTTTTCATATAAGGTGATACATCTTCTAATACGCTACTAGGCAAATCGCCCTCTCTTCTAGGTCCATATGTAATATCAAACTCAACGTCATTGACCCTACGAAATAAATCTACAATTTCTTTAACACTATAACCTACACCATGTCCTAAGCATTCAACACTATTGCTAGGTTTATCAATGGCAGTTACTAATGCTTCACAAATTTCTAATACATGTACATAGTCACGAACACATGTACCATCAACGCTTGCGTCATAGTCATTTCCGTGTATTGTAAATGTACCGGTCTGACTAGCCTTCATTAAATTATACATTAATCCATCTGGATTAGTAGGTGGAACTACAGTACTACCAATTACATTATAAAATCTAAAAATTGTGTAATCTTTTGGATTTACCCCTGTGCAATACTCACGTACAACATCTTCTGCGGCACGTTTACTAATACCATAAGCACTAGCACATCCTTCTGCGGCACCGGTGCTTGCAAAAATAAAGTTTTTAGTTTTTACCTTATTGATGACATTCATAGTGCCATTAATATTGGTTATGTAATACATGATAGGCATACGCTGACTTTCACCTACATTTACCTTAGCAGCCAAATGTATAACGGCATCGAATTCTTCCGCTAGTTCAAACTGACGATTTATGTCTACGTTATAGAACCTATGCGCAGGAACCTGAGGCGGGTTAATATCTAGAGAATGTATTTCATAATTCAGTTTGTCCATTAGCATTTTAACTAAATGCGAACCAATATATCCCGAACTACCGGTAACTAATATTTTTTTCATATTCTTTTCACATCGTCCTTTTTATATATGATATCCATAACTGGATCTTTCACATCCCATTCTAATTTTCTTAAATCTATGGTAGTGTCTAATGTTTTATTTTTTATTAAATCGCATACGATATTTGCTAAACGCTTATTGTTTAATGAGTTAAGATGACAGTCTCGTAAATCTCCGCCACGCTCTGTATTAACATCTCCGGTAAGTTGGTATTTTCCCTTATAAAAAATCTGCTCTGCTTTGGCTATTTGGTTTAAATTTAATAGTGCTGGATAACTTACCTTAGGCAGATCGTACTCTAATGGAAAACTAAAAATATTTACAAGGTACTTATTACTTTCTTGGCAAATTCTATTCACATCCTTAACGATGTTGACACTTATATAGTTCAATAACTCCTCAGACAATATATCTTTTCTGATTTTATTATATTCATCCATTAATGATTTTTTTGCAAATCCTATATCCCATGCATGATGTTCTAATCCCGGTGGTGTCACTGGCCAACGCATACTGAAAGTATGACAAAACACAATACAATCGTATTTTTTATAACGTTTGATAAATTGTTCATATGAATACCAATGTGATGTACCACCTCTAGCCCACTGACCCGTTTGACCATCACCTATTAATTTATCTAATAATATAGGCCACGGTTTGTTCTCAGTGTACACACCGTAATAGGCTGCAAAACTATCACCAAATATACCTATACGCATCTATAGTCCTTGAAATAAGCCGTCTGCCTCTGCCGTTTCTTTTGGTTCAAATGTTGGATCTCTAGTCAACCAAGTATCATCATCAGTATAGATTACACGAAATTTATGTTTGTTGGTAAATACACTGCGAATATCATCTATACATACGATTTTTCTATTCAAACTCTGCACATAATCTAGGTATCTCACCGTACCAAAGTTACAAATTTGTGCAGTATTACTATTGCTTTGTTTGCCTACAAACTTATTAAAGCATTCATTCCATTTATGAAACACTTGGCCTTCTATGGCACGATATTTTTCTAATATTCCATTAGCATACCAAGTTTTAGCATCGGGAACATTATTATATAAATCTAACACAGTCTTAGCCATATTCTTTTTGTTGACTGTAAAAAAATGACGGCTATCAAAGTTTTGAGTCCAGCGTTGATTTTCTAATACTACAGTTGGTAATTGTATATGCTGTTCATAGAAAGCCATTCCATAACTCTCTACTGTGCTAGGATTAAATGCTACCCTTGCGCTAGTGATGAAATCTACTTTCTCTTGTCCTACAATACTAGCACGTACATCCCAAACAGCACCGATCTTAGCCAGTCTATCCTCAAACTTCTTAACACCATTGGGACTAGTCATTACCTTAGCGGGTAATTTAGTTTGTTCTATCAAATCGATAAACAGTTCAGGATTCTTACCTTCTTCCCAACGACCAATAAACAATACACCCTCACGCGGTTTGTGGTGCTCTTCTAACAAACCGCGTTCAGTAATTGGGATAGGAAGATGCCAGGCACCGTTGCTCATAGATATTTGATTGAACTTGCTTTGTGTACCGATCCAAAGACTATCACATTCAAGTTGTTTACGCATCATTCCATTCGTAGAATGTAAGAATGGATTTTTAGTATCTTTAAATATCTGACTTTCTAAATGGGTATAGGCAATGATTTGAACGAAATCCTCCAAACCCATGGTACTAGCAACATGCACACTCTCATAGGTATTACAGATAAGTGCGTCATAAATGTTATGCTCCATTGCTTCAACAATAGCATTACGGAAGTTAGCCATGCGTTCATAGCAGAATGTATCACCATACATAAAGATATTGCTATGAAGAGTGTAGGGTAGTGATTCTAGTGGAGCAATGATGTTAGCCTTCAAGGATTTGACAAAATCATTGTCTTTAGGTTCTTTATCTGTAATGATATCGACTTTGATATTATGTTCGTCCATCAACTCACAAAAACTCTTTGTAAATTGACCTATGCCACCATGAGGTATCAATGTTTGATAACTGACGATGAAACCTATTCTTTTGTTGTAAATCCTCACATCATACCTTTCAACTTAGCAATAAGATATTCATCTTTATCATACCAGCGATATTCAAACACAGGTTCGCCTGGACCTGTCCACATGGCTACTTTTCTATATGCGAACTGTAGCCATAACCTTTTATCTGATAGCCAGCAACGTTTAGGTAACCAAGCGAATCGCAAGGTAGTACCTATACTATGGTGATCAAAATGATCCCAATCATCTACTCTATCTCTACTGTTATAGAATGGCATTACCAACTCTCTACATCAGTAATGTCTATTTTGATAGTACTCTTTGGATCGAATTCGATAGTAACATTAGGTCCTATACCACTAGTTGATTCTTCTTTCCAGACTACACGATCCAAATCGTACATTTCAAATACTTCTTTCAGTTTCTCAAACTGGTTGCGAGTAATCACAAATTGTTGTTCTTTTGCTATAACACCTTCTGCCATGTTATGTTCCCCATTCATTTTTAAACAATGGTACTTGCAATCTATCGCTGTACCTCAAACCATGCTTCATAGCAAAATTTGCTACTTGCCTATTGTTGAGACTGTATATAGTCTCAACACCGCCCACAGGCATGACATAAACATTACCTGTGAAACCCTCTTTGCGATATATGTCTGTGACTTCTAATACCTCTTCGATATCTTCCTGACTTGCGATGACGAACTTTAGATATACATGACCAGTCTCTTGATATTGACATACGATGTCAGGTCTGATAGCCTCTTCACGTTTTTCTCCGCTACCTTTTAATTTTGCGCTGACTGAAAATGTGATGCTTTCATAACTGCGAGTGCTGAATGGATCTCCCTCAGCCCAATCATACAGATAATCTATCAACTCTGTGCTAAGTTTCTGTGTACCATTAGTTTCAAACGTGATCTCTTTAAGATTCTTCATCAAGGGATGACTTAATAGTTTAGGATATGCTTTCTGCCAACCTAGCAACGGTTCACCACCTGTGATCACAAGATGCTCATCACGCCATTCTTTGTATGGCAATGTATTGATGATAGCCTCTGCTATACTATCAATTTTGAGTACCGGGCTCAGATGTTTGAATCGTGGATCCCAACTTGCATAACTATCACATCCCGTACTGACTAACGGCAAGTCACGATAGTCTTTATAATTTTTAGAATTTACATTATGTCGTTCTTGCGATTTCTCACCACGCTTCATGCCGAAACCATCACAA